GCGTTAATTCTGGAAGCGCTTATTTAAGCGCTGTCAGAACACATAAAGCCACGCGCGGTATTGTATCCGGTTCAGCAGTGCCATATACCGGTAAAATCACTAAAGTGATGACCGACGATGAAACTTGCGACCAAACCGCAGGTGATTTAAAGCTCATGAAAGGCCGCGCAACTGTCTTAATTAATGGTTTGTTAGCAGCTAAAGAAACTAGCCCTGGTGTGATTAGCGGGGCTATTACGATTGGCGGGTTAACGTACACCTCAGCTGGTACGATTAATAACGACACAGGCACATTTACTGTAACAATTACATCAAGTGGTGCGGTGTTAGGCTCTACAAATAACGTCCATGTAGAAGCTGTTATGGATTTTGAACGCGATGGTTCGCTTATTTCTAATATAGACACATACGCTGAAACATACACGATTTTAGCAAATCCGTGGCGTGGATTTGCTCAAAGCTCAATCGATTCACAAACTCAATTAAGCAATGAGTTAGGCATTGACCCTATTGCGCAATCAATGATTGCAATAAGCAATCAAGCAGAAAACGAAAGACATTACAAAGCGTTATGGTATATCAAGCAATTAGCAGTTCAAAATAGCGACACGTTTGATTTTGATTGGCCTACGCGTTCTGCACAGCTTAATGCCGCGCAAATTTTTAATGACATGCAAACAGTTGTTGGAGAGTTAAGCCAACAAATGGCAATTGATACCCTCATGTCAGGCATTAAATATTGGTATGTCGGGAAGAAAATGGCTGCCATTATTCAAGGATTACCGCGCAGCATATTTGAGCCGTCAGGTTTATCTAACCGCCCAGGTGTATTTAGGTTAGGTAAATTGTTTGGTGTCTACGAGGTGTATTACACACCACGCCATGCCACTGAATCTGGTTCAGACTCAAAAATTCTATTTGTAAGCGATGCTTATGAGGCTTCTCGTTCGCCAATTGTTTTTGGTGATGCAGTAGCAAGAATTATTAAGCCATTAGGCTTAGCCGCCGATTTAAAAGGCGGGTACGCTTGTTATGAGCGTAATTTTTTAGTTCCTAACCCACATAGACCTTCATCACTCGGTTGTGCTGCGTTAGATGTTAGCAACTTGATTAACTAATAGGTGCTAATAATGGATAACAAAACTAACTCAGTCATTATTGGCGACCCGGCTAAAACTGGCATGAAAGCCAATGACTTATTAGCGGATTACTTTGCGCAAGCTGAGTATCCAATGCTGGTACGCATTGCGAATAAAATGCCAAGGCCGTTTAGATTTAACCCTCTCAGTGTGTTTTTAAAACCTGAATTAACCGGCCAAAACACGGCAGATGTTGCCGTGCCAAGTTTTGGTGTATTGCAAGCTGCCTGTGTTGAAGCCGAAGCCATAGCTAAATTAAATCACTATGAAGAGGCTATCGAAATTATTGATTTAAATCTCAATGCCGGGAGTCCTGAAGACACTAAAACGGATGGGACGGAAGACGATAAGAAGCCTGAAGGCGAAGGCGGTGACAATAAGCCTGCCGACCCAGAAGACGATAAGAAGCTTGGAGACGAAGCTGGCGACAATAAGTCTACTGAATCGGAAGACGATAAAAAATCCGAAGGCGAAGGCGGTCAAGTGCCAACGACAGAAAACACTGAATCAACTCTTGTTGCTAGCGATGCTAGCACAGCAGCCGAAACGATTGCCGGGGGTGAAAGCATCGCAACAACAGAACCCGAATCAGCCGGTAGCGATAAATTTCAAAAAAGAAAAGGAAAGTAAGCAATGGCAAATATATTTACCAGGCAATTAGGCGCTGCACCCGGCGTGCAGCTAAATCCTTTACAAGATAACTCAGAAATTACCACCGATATTCGTGACCAGATTTTTGCGGGCATGTTGCGGTTAACGCGCGGTCGAATTGATAAACCGTTTTTAGTTGATAACAAAAACTTTATCAGCAAATGCGGCCAAGGCGCGAAATTGGGCAAAAAACCAATGCCTATAAAAATTGGTTGGCAACGTTTGAAGGATTGAAAAACGGTGCAGCCGCTGCGGTTTTACAACGGCTAGTACCTCAAGGTAGCAAAAATAAATACATCGTGGTGAAGTCGGGAACGAGTATTAAGCTCACTCCTACGATTCGTGATGGCATCCTCAATACGATTAGTGTGATTAACCAAGGTACGGCGGCTTATCCATTACCGACAGTCACAATTAGCGATGGTGCTCTCGGAAAAGTGTATGTAACAGTCGATAAAGACGGCGTTATTGTTGGTGTCGATGTTGAAGGCGGTTCAGGTTATTTAAGTAATTCAACCATTACCTTTGGTGGTTCAGGTGGTTCAGGCGCTACTGCAACATTAAGCGGAGTTAAAAACGGCAGTCTTAATAACGCTAAAGTGACTATAACAAATGGCGGCACAGGCTATCCACATCCATCGGTTGCATTTACCGGTAGCGGAACTGGTGGCGAGGTTTATGTCACGTTGTACGCATCAGGCGCTAAAGCTGGCAAAATAAAAGCCATTACTGTAGCTAAAGGTGGGCGCGATTATAATGTTTGGAACGCAGCTACAAACCCGACTGTAGTAGCTATTACGGGAGGCACTGGCGCAGGCGCAACCGCTAGGGTTACTGATGTTATTGATGGTGTTATTACTGCGATTAGCGCACCTAATGCAGTAGGCGATTATTTGCCGTCAGTGCCTAGAATTAGCATCAAAAGTAAAAAAGACGCTCAAGGCAAGAGAGGCTCTGGTGCGTCAGCGACGTGTACTATTGACGATGGTGATATTGATGTCATTACCGTGGTTAGCGGTGGTTCTGGTTATAAACTAGAAAATACGATTGTTACGGCTAATCTAGCTAAGAATCCGCAATATATTCTGATGAATGACTTGCCGGACGAGGAAGAAGAGCCGTATTTATTCGCCATTAAAGACCTTGAGTGCTTTAACGACGGGATGATTATCTCGATGCATTGCGAGGAGAAATTAGATAGCGCTGGCAACAAAGCCGATAATGACCGGATTCATTTACGCATTATCGACCCATTAAAGCCTAGAGGGTATCGCTATGAGTTTATTGGCGATTTATCCGATGATGGTCGAGATGATTTTAATTCATCAACGTTCCTTCCTGATGTTGTTAGCAGAAAAACCGATACGATTGAAATAACAGTCGGTCAAGACGCTATCGTGCAAAATGAATCGTTTATGTACGGCTATTATGAAGATGATGAAGATAAAGCCGGTGAAGAAAAATGGGTTACTTCAGAGGTTATGAAGTATTTTTCCGAAGGCACGGCTGAATTTGAGGCAGCAGATTACATTGCAGCACGACGCAAGCTTATAGCTACGCCGCTAGATTTTGCCTATATTTCATCGCTTGATACTGACTCCACGGCAATTATCAAAGAATTGGCACAAGTGTCTTATGAAACTAATAAGAACTTACGTTTTGACGTTCAAGGCGAAACTGTTGTTGAGGCCGTCTCATTTGTTGATTCATTAAACCTATCCGAACGCTTAGAAAATCACTTGATTCATGCGTTCTGGTCACCGCAACTATGTGAAGACCCGTCAAGAAACAACGGCTCGTTGCAGATGGGTTCAGCGACGTTAAACATTGCGTTTGCCTGTGCGCGAAATCGGAAAAAAGATGTTAGAGGCTTTGCACCTAAGCATTATCCGATTGTGGGTAAAGATTGGCCGCTTAATAAAGTGCGTAGCAATATCCGTCAAAACACCGATTTAAGCCGGATTAACCTAGACCGATTGGCCCGCGCAAAAATCAACCCGGTAATTTTCCAAGATGGTAACTTTATCTTTGGTGATGCGATTACCTGCGCTAATGTCGATGTGAGTTTACGCAAATTGATTGCTGCGACGGATATGTCAACGTCGATTGATGATGCAGTGGTGCGCTTTGGTCGGGCAGTGATTGGTTATCCCATGCGCGATGCGGTCACTAAAACCAAAGACTACTTAAAGTCATTGTTTGAAGGCGCGGAAGCTGCTGGTTGGTTAGAGAAATCGACCGACCCTGAAATGCTGGGGAAGTCATTTAGGTTTGAGGTGTATCCGTCCGAAGAGAACCCTTATGAAGTTATTATCGTGAATTACTGGGTGCGTTACCAAGGCACAGCACGTCAAGTGTTTCGTAACTCAAACCTACACTAAATAAGGTGGTGTTATGGACTTAAGAGACCCGATTTACCAGGCGATGTTAGGTAATATTGGTTTGGATTCAGCATCCAAACCGGCTGTTGTATTCGATTCATCCTGCGCCGACAAAGAAGACATGATGCTAGATGCCGCGTCGATGGAAGATGTTGAAACCGCGCGGCTTAATGAGGAAACGGTAGCGGCTATCCATACTTGGTTAGAAACCGATGACTTAGACGATAACGAAACCTTTGCTGATAGGTTGTTCGCGTTATTCGTGGGTATTTTCGACATTAACAAAAATGGTGAACTCGATGAGAACGAGAGCGAAATTTTTAGACATGATTCTAAATGCCGCGTGGGATTACCTTACGTCAAAAAGGTGTTAGCGAGGAAGACGCTAACGCCTTGTTAAATGATGGTGATGCTAATGCCGCTACGCGCGTGTTTGACTTGTTATTAAATGCCATGCCAGACGGTCAAGAGGCGGTAGATGCCGATATTGATAGTTTTGCTTGGGGTGATAATGAACAAGAGCCAATGATGCTTGATTCAGTCGGCGGCATGTTGAAAAAGCTAGGCGGTATGTTCAAAAAAGGTTTTCGCGATTCGCAAAGGCAAAAAAAGTACGCATTAATAAGCGTGTCGGCGGCGTTGCCAGGTTAACTGCTAAGCAAAAAGCCGCTGTGCGTAAATTACACGCAAAACCCGTTAGCGCAACCGCAAGGCTTAGACGCATGAAATCCATGCGCTTAAGTAGAGCGATGGGCTTAAGTGGCGGCTAATTCGACGTTATTACCTCCGGTTTTATCCTCACGTTGGGACGGGCTATCATACTCATTGATAGCCAGTTTTTTTGAGTGCGATAAAAACGGCGATATGGTGCAAGACAAGGACGGCAATCCGGCGAGTCCGATTGTCGAAGCGCCATTAACCGAATCTAATTTAGACGCCTCGTTTAATTGGCAAAGTGCGTTTGAATCGATGTCGCCGGAAAGCAAAGCCCCAATGCTCTTTGCTATGCTTCAGTCCGGCGCTATTCAGCCGGTTATCGATGCCTTAAGTGCGTCAAAAGTCGGTAGCGCCGTTGGTGGCCTGTTGGGTAGTAATGCAGGGCAAACAAGCGGCAATGCCGTCACATCCGCTCAACAACAATCCGGCGACTTTTTAAAGCAATTTGAAGGCCGCACGGGCATTACCAAACTTAATTCGACACAGATTTTTAGCGGTATGCCACCTGTGAAAATACAGCTAACCTTGCTGTTTCGCGCGTGGCAAGACCCAGTGAGCGAAGTCGAAGACCCGCTAGACCAATTACTATCATGGGCATTTCCACAACGCTTAGCTAACGATAGCTTAATTGCAAACCTCATAAAAGCCGCCCAAGGCGAAGCTAATCCCATAGAAGCGCTACTCCCGTCACAATCCCCTAAACTTATTGCCTTTGTCTATAAAAATCGGAAATACGCACCGATGGTGATAGAGCAAATCGGTATACCCTTATCTTCACCCATTGATAGTAATGGCAATTTTGTTGAGTTGTTATTGCCTGTTACGCTAGGTTCGTTAACCGCGTGGGATAAGGACGATTGGGCTAATACGCGGTATTAACTGACATAACTAGCCGAGTTGCCGCGCTAGAAATATTTAACCTTTGTGCTAAACTTTTTAAATGAGCTATGCCACTATTTTAAACGTTACACAAAAGGTTACAACATGTCAGAACAAGTAAAAGATAAAAAACAACCTAATATCCGGGAAATATCAAGCGTTCCTGGGTTTGATTCTGCCACAATAGTAGATACTGAAGACGCTACTAAAGGTATTGCTACAGCTATTGAAGTTAAAAATACCATGCCGTCTATTCCAAATAGAAACCGCGACGATAACGGACGTAAGCAAGATGAATCTTAAAGAGCAACTTAATTTATCCGATGAAAACTATAACTTATTGTTTGATATACGGCGCTCTGTTCGGTATCACGACCGTAGGAAAAGCTTTTTTTATGCTATTCAAAATGTCGTTAGTTTCCTCTCAGTGATAATGGCCGGTGTTGTTATCATGGACGCCGTTAAGCAAGGTATTACACCATACTGGATGATTAGTGTTGGAGTTATTGCTGCGATATTATCTGCGTTGGATTTAGTCATAGGCTTTTCAAAAAAAGCCGATATGCATTCTAAATTACGCGAGAAATTTGCCGACCTTGAGATAGATATTATTACCGGCCCGCCGTCTGGCGAAATATGGCTAGAGTATCAAAAGAAGCGTTTGGTCATAGAGAAAGATGAGCCTGCTATCTATTTTGCAATTGATGGCTTATGCCGTAATGAGCTATTGATAGCGGACGGTTTTTCTAGGCTAAACGATGCATGTCATTTCGCTAAGGTCAATTGGTTGCAAAGACTTTCCGCGCATTGGTTTCATTGGCAAAACGCAACATTTTTTTCAATAATGTTTGCTAGCTGATAGCCAAAATCTAAATGTAAACGCAGGTGACATTTACAAAGCCAAGCGTTAGTATAAAACACCCTACCTAAAAGCCGAGCCGCCCCGCGCGTACAATCCACTTTTTTGTGCTAGACTTTAGTTTTTTAACTAGCTAGAGAATAGACATGGCTACACTATATGGCACTAAAAGCAACGATGAAATTAACGGAACAGATATTAAGGATTACATCTATGGATTAGAAGCTGGTGATACTATTTATGGTAATGGTGGTAACGATATTATCTATGGTGATAATAAAAAATATGTTTATGGCGATGGCGGTGATGTGATTTACGGCGGCAAAGGTAATGACAAAATATATGGCGGTGAAAGTAGAGACTCTTTACATGGAGATGAAGGTAATGACCGCCTTATTGCCGGAGAAGGAGATGATTTTTTAAGAGGCGGGCGTGGCAATGATATTTTAACTGGTGGAGGCGGGGACGATATTTTTTTCTTTTACCGAAATTAAAACAGGTTATGACACTATAACTGATTTTCATCGAGGCGATGACATTATCGACTTATACAATATTGACGCAAATAACCATACTTATGATGGGAATAATAAATTTACCTATATTGGCAAAGGTGATTTTTATGCTGAAGGTCAGATAATTTTTAATCCAGATACACACTATTTATTGTTAAATATCGATGATAATTTTGATACTGCGGAAATAATCATTAAGGTTTTAGGCGTTACGGAAATGAACCAGTTTGATTTTTATTTGTAGACCATGCGGCGCAATATGCTGATGCTATTGCGCCATTCTTTATTTAAGATAGAGCATCCAATAATACATCTCTTGCTGCCTTAGATTTTATAAACATATCAGCAATTCCGCCTCTATCTGGATGATGTTTTAAAGAGGCTTTAACAAATGCTTTCTTAATCGCTTCAATAGTTTCAGGCCATTTTGTTATCCCTAAAATATCCATTGCCCATTGGATATTATTAATTGGAATTTCAACAACATCATAAATATCATCATCTAATTTTGCGTTAAATTTCGCATCATCGTCTTTAATAGTATGTTTTATTTTTTCAAATTCGCTTTTGCTATAAAGCATATAGCCATTACTATAAGCTGCATATCCATTTTTCTCAAAATCATCTCTTTTAACCATAAAAGCGTAAGAAATTTGAGATTGCCAACCTTGCTTTAAATAACTGCAACCACAGTAAGGGAAAAGTTCAACAAAAATATTACTCTTGGTTTTTTTGATGATTCTATGCCGATACCATGTTTGTTTTTCATAATGGTTTTTATTTCTAACTTTGTATATGAATTCAATAATAAAAATATCGCTTTTTTGTGGTTTAGTTTTAAATCGTTTAATAGCTTCTTTTTTTCTAATGTAATTTATGACATAGCCACTAAGATAGTTTTGCTCTGAAAATCCTTGTTTTTCTATTAGTAATGTATGTAATTCATTTTCTGTTAAATTACGTCGTTCAAAAATTGGTTCAATATTACAAAGATAATGCAATCGGTTAGTCCAGATTGCTAAATCATATTTATCAATACCTTTTTTGGCGTATGAAATTATGCCAGAGTTGTATTTAGAAAACTCAAGAAGGAGTTGATTAGCGTGATGATTGTTGTTGAAAATAATTAGCCCATCCATGCAATATTGTTTCGCAATGTTAACAACGCTTGGTTGACCATAAACAAGACCTGATAATATCGGTGGCCTATAAACATCATGCTTGGATAAATATCCCAAATTGCCCATATATAAGCATCTTTTTTTATTAATATCAGGAATTAATTGATGATTGTCTGTAAGATAAGGTAATAGAACTAAGTTTATATCGGCGTCTAGTTGCACAACTGAGAAGAAAAATTGATTATCAAGACTTTTCATAAAACTCTTATTTTTGTTGAAATTATTGACGTTTTAATCTGATTAGGCGTATCCTTATGCCGCCTTCACCACATTGTGAAGGTCGGGCTTACGACTCCCGTTTTATCAAAGGATGCCAGCGCATCATGCGCTATTTTTTTGCCTACCGTTTTGGTGGTCTGGCACAGGCTCGCTTACGCGAGGCCGTCTTCCTTTGGACGGTAGTCGTATCCTGTGTCAGGCTGCCGCCCAACACGACATCAAGCGGCGGTCTTCTTAAATCACAAAGGAGACTATCATGAATACCGCAACCCTATCCCCCGAAACACTTCCCGCTATCATTTGGAATAACCAACCTGTTATTACCACTGAGCTTCTTGCTAATATTTACGGCGCAAAGGAAATTCAAATTCAGCAAAATTTCAATAATAACGCCAGTCGTTTTATTGAAGGAATTCATTATTTCATAATTAAAGGCACTGATTTAAAAGAACTAAAATTGTACTTAGATAAAATCGAAGTACAAATTTCAAACATGGTTCGTAAGCTTTACCTCTGGACAGAACGCGGTACCGTACGCCACGCCAAAATACTTGATACCGATAATGCGTGGCTAGTACAAGACCAACTGGAAGAATTTTATTTTACTAAGAACACACCCGTCCCATACGGTTTAAAAGACACACCAACCGAGCGCCTACCCCTCAAAAAACCAAGCTCGCATTGCCTGGTTGTCTATCCGCTGAAACGCAAGACGAGCTTAAGAAGCTCATTGATGACCGTGCAGCGCTGTTACCCAAAGACCAGCAAGCCAAGGCGGTTATCTCAATGTGGAGTGCATTAGGTACGCACTTCGGTGTTAAAAAAGAAAAAGGCGACAAAATTCCGGCTTACAAACGCATTCCTGAAGGTGCGCGGCTAGAATGTTTATCGCTGTTAGCCCGGTTATCGGTCGATGATTTGGTCACGATGACACAAAACGAATTCGAGCAAGCGATTAATGACCGGATTGCGTTATTGCCTAAGCCAGAAGCCGAACCAGTCACCTTAGACGAAAAAATACAGCAAATCGTTGACGCCAAAATAAAAGCGATTCAAGGCGAGTTAATGCCACGGGTTGTTTTAAGCGATGACCAAGTTCTCGTTAGCAAGACTAAGCTAAAACAAGCCTTGCGCCGTGCATGTGGTGAGAAAATAACTATTCGATTAGGCCATGACTTAATCGTTAAAGTAAATGAAGATATTTACCAACAGTCAGAACACGCATTTTTTGAAACCTTGAATCACTAACAATAAAGGCCACGGACGGCCTACTCGGTACAGACTTGCGGAAATAGATTAATTAATAGTTGTAATCTACTTAAAATCGATTAATTTTCAATATTAAACTTTATTTTTACTTTTATGCATGTTTTTACTCGCATTAATAAAAAATTCCAGTAAAATAATAGCTTATTTTGCGATTAGGTGATTGTTATGACTGAACATAAAGATTTAATAGGAAAGGCTAAAGGCGGAAAAGCTCTTGCGGATAAAATGACTATTGAAGAGCGAAAAGCCAAGTCATTAGCTATGGTTGATGCTAAAAAGCGCAGAAAGGAAATGCCAAAAGCAACTCATGACGGTATCTTAATAATTTTAGATATAAAGATACCTTGTTATGTATTAAGTAATGGGCAGAGAGTTTTATCTCAAAGAGGAATATCAGAAGCATTCACAGGAAATCGCGGGGGGGAAGTGTTGCTGGTGATGGCGCGCAAAAAACCCCTCGTTTCCTTGCAAAAAAAGATGTTATATCTTTTATAAACAATGATTTACTTGCGCGCATAAATTCGCCTATTGAATTTCTTCCAAAAGCAGGAAGAAGCGCTTTTGGTTATGATGCAATCTTATTACCTGAAATTTGTGAGGTAATAATGGATTCGTCAAGAAAAAATAACAAAATAGATTCGCAGCAAAATCTAATTGCCGAAACCCTTATAAGAGGTTTTGCTAGAGTTGGAATATCCGCTTTAGTTGATGAAGCAACAGGCTATCAAAAAGATAGGGAAAAAGATGCTCTAGCAAAAATACTCGAAGCATTTGTAGCAAAGGAATTACAGCCTTGGATTAAGACATTTGACCATGAGTTTTATGAAAATATGTTTAGATTACGCGGCATACCTTATCCGCCTAAAAATTCAAATTATAAACCTAGTTATTTTGGGCATTTAACCAATGATATTGTTTATAGAAGGCTTGCCCCAGGCGTTTTTAGATGCTTTAAAAGAAGAAGCAAAAAAGGAAGAAAAGAAAACTCATTTACATCGACATTTAACAGCCGGATATGGCAGGCAAGAGTTACTTAAGCATCTTGGCGGTGTTATTTGGTTAATGAGAGATTCAAATAATTGGCAAGATTTTATAGCTAGATTGGATAAGCAAGCGCCTAGATACGGAGAAACAATGCCATTTGATTTTGACGATACAAATTAGTTTTAGGTGAATTATGAGCATAAAAAACGATGTTGGATTGATAGACAAATTTAGAGAATTTCAAGATGTCTGCTCAATGCAGGTAAAGATAAATCATGACCAAATTTGTGAAATAGTTGTTGCCGATTTAATGAACAAGTATAAAGCTTGTGCAGAACGGAATGATGAATTTAAAGAAGCTTTTGCAAAAGTCTTAAGATTTTATCTTGATGAAGAAGAGTTTAACGAAATGCTGGGTATTATTGAACAGCCTAGAGGGTTAAATGAGAATCCTGATGTGTGGTGCAAGTATGGATATTAGCAAGCAACCCTAAGCCAGTAATTCGGCGTCTCAACCTAAAATAAATTAGGAAAACCCGACAACTCCATTCCCACGAACCACCATAATCTAGCCAACAGTACATTAAACAGGCTAGATTATGCTCCCGCAATTTCAAGAAGTCAGGACGCGCAGGCTTAAAGCGTCTTATAGTGAGCTGACAGTCGGTCAGTCGCTTGCTTTATCAAGTTTGCCGCCAGAGTCTACATGGCGGTCAATACGCGAATTCCTTTCCTACGTTGTTACTCTCGACGGCGTTAATTCGGTACAAGAGCTGACGGTACCGGAACAAAATTTACTCTTGTGCCAATACCTTTCCGCGCTTTCGCCGCATCCCGATTTTGAACTAAGTCAAAATGGGCATTATTCCGATTATTTAAACGCCGCCTTTGATGTCGAATTGGATGGTGAACGCCAGCTTAAAGTATTCGATTTAGGCATTATTGGCGATGACCATTGGCAAATAAGCTATTTAACCGGTGGCATGGCGGAAGCGATTGAACGCCTACAAGGTGAAGTTAAGCTACCGAATAACCACGTTGTTACCGAACTGCAATATTGGGAGCTAGGCTGCATGGCGGCGATGCTGTCTATTGTTGACCAACCTATATTAAATCCCTATCAAAACGAAGGCGCATACGATGAGCAATTACTGCATCGGATGAACGTTTTTCTCAATTATCCACAAAGCATTTTCCGACAACTCAGAACCGCCTTTTATAGCGGTTGGGTACAACTCGACCACTTGTTTAGTCTTGGGTTAAACAATAAGGGCATTGTTGTTATGCCAAGGGAGGTCGGTTCTACCTTGCCGCCTGCCCGATTTCGCGTATCTGCAATCATCCCCGCAAGCATTAAAGGACTGGCAGCATCAACTGCATAGCGCGATTGATAACGCAGTGCTGTATGCCAACTGTTCGTTACCAGAGGCGTACACGTTGCCGGTTAGCGCAATAGACCAGTTTCTTACCGGTGACGCTTTTAAGAACTGGAAAAAGCAAAAAGAGAACGAAATAACAATACAGATTGCCCAGGTTGACCGAATAAACCGAGTGATTCAGACCTTGGGTAATTTTATGAAAATGGTTGCAAAGATGAGGCGATGACTATGGACTTAGAAAGCAAAGACGGTATTGGGTTAATTGTGGGTTCGGTAGTAACCGCTATTCCAGTGATTTTTATCGGATTTAAAAAGCTGTTTTTGCAATCAAAAATAGCTGACACACAGATTGCCTCTACGGAAGCGAACAAGGACGTTATCACTATGTTACGAGACGAAATAAAGCGTGTGGATGAGCAATATCAAGAAGCGATTAAGCGGGTTAATGAAATACATACCGAGAATTTAAAGCTTAGAGCTGAAAACTCGACATTAACATCGCAAATTATGCGTCTAAACGAAACGATAGAGGAGTTGAAAACCGAAATTGAAGGTATTGGGCGACGGAAAAACGACAGTAAATAAAACGCAGAGGTATAACCATGATTAATAGCCGTGAACTAGAACAATTACACCCTTTCGTTGAAATAAAATGTAGAAAATTCATAGAGCTATGTAGGAATAATAAAATAGATGTGATTATAACAAGCACCTATCGTGATTTTGAGTCGCAAACAGCGCTTTATGCGCAAGGACGCACTAAGCCGGGAAAAATAATAACTAATGCTAAAGCTGGACAATCCTTTCATAATTTTCGTTGCGCGTTTGATTTTGTTCCAGTTCGTGATGGCAAAGCTCAATGGAATGATTTAAAGACATTTCAAATTTGTGGTGAGATTGCTGAATCACTTGGTCTGGAATGGGCTGGGCGCTGGAAAAAATTTAAAGAGATGGCTCATTGCCAATATACGGGGGGATTAAGTTTGGCTGATTTACGGGCTGGTAAAATCATACCCAAGATTTAATCGTAACAGCTATCGTACATAACACATTAGGAAAACGCGAAAAAGCGACCGTTTTAACTGCATAAAGTAATTGCCGATGTTAATTAACCAGGACAGAGGCAATGACTGTTTCAGAGCAGCAATATTTAAAAAAACGCCATAGTGAAATTAAAGCGCTTGGCGACAAAGTAATTTCAAGCGATGGCTCAATGGTCATCGAAGGTTTTGAAGGGATGTATTTGCTAACCAAGCAATTCCCTTGGCCTACCGTGACGCCGGTAGGTGAAATTGAAGTGCCGACTATCATGGGTACATCAAGATGGCAATCAGGACAAGCAAAGCTTAACCACCAAGGTGCAGTAACGCTTCAAGAGGTTGTTGCTGGTTCTGTTGATGATATGTTGCTTCAGCTTTTGCAAAACGGCGGCACGTTTGACGCAAAAGTGTATGAGGGTATTCCGCAAGCTCATTTGCGGTACAAGCCGATTTATGACTGTTTTTTCACGATGGAAAATCCTGATAGGGATTTTGAAAACAGAACACAGGTTTTAACGTTTAGTGGCACGTTGTTTTTCCATTACTTCGGCGAAGTTGAGCAAGGTAATTCGGATAACTACCGCTAATGACATTAACGGAATTAGTAGGGCGTTACGTTACGGAAGAAAAGCCGGATACGCTACTGTTAGACAGCGACACGGTGATGGCTCAAGCGGTCACGGCCACGCTGTTTTATGCTGGATATGCGGCGATTACCAGTGAGCCTACGACTATCGATAGTTCGACAGAACTAAGCTATTCGGAATGGGCGCTTATTAGACCGTTGTTTTTGCTTTATGTTGACCGCGAAACCGCTGTTCAGTTAGAAGCGTCTAGGATGATGGGGGTTGATGTGTTTGGCCGGTCTACCAGTGAAGTCATGCAAGAAATTATGCAAGCAGAAAACGAATTAGCCCATAAAGCGTTTTACCGAGACATAGAGACATTTTAGTGATTATTGCAACTGAAAAAGGCGAACAAATACGCGGCGATTTGATTATTTCCGCTGTGATTAGAACAGGTTTAGTGCCTGTTCCGGTCACGTTTGAAGCCCAAATCAGAACCGATGACGCTTTAGCGGCGCAGCTTGTTGAAGGTAAGGTGTTAACGGTAAGCGGTGACACGTTTCGCATCATCAAAATTAATCCGGTTGAAAATCGTGTGTCACAAGGCGATAGAAATTTTGGCGGCGTTAGCTTAATCGCCTTTCTTGATAACTGTGCATCTATCGCATTTAAGCGAGAACGCGCAATTATCAAGACTAAAACTAGCTTAATGGCGATTTATAAAGCAGCCGGAGCGACGTTTAAAGGCTTTGACTCTGACATAACCATTCCGGCTTTTTCGTGTTTTGTTGGTAGTACGCCTAGCTTTGAAATTGCTAGAGTATTGCAAGAAGAAGGCGGCGAAGTGCGTTGGAAAAACGGCAAAATGCAGTTTTTTCGCTATGCAGATTTATTCCGGCAAAAAGCGATGTTGAAAATCCCCAACAATGCCTCGGATGATGTGAAGAGCGGCTTTTTAGAGCGTCACGAAGTGCCTAGTTTTTATTCGCTTGATAAAAATGGCAACGTGGTATCCGGCAATATCTCAAAAGCCAGAGCGCGTTTATTTATCCCGAATAAAAACGCGCAACAACTTCAGAACATGACCCGTTGCTTGGTGCATAAGAAAAAGTCGAAAGTCACGTTAAATATGAATATAGCGGGTGGTGATGTGATTGAGGTGGATGGAGCATCTCCATTAGTAGTTATTACCGCCGCGCATGTGGTTGAAACGGGGGATAACGGCATGGCTGACCAATACACCAAGCTATGGCTAGGGAGTTTAGAGAATGTTTAGTTATCCAGGGCGTTATCCGGCTGTGGTTAAAGGTTATGACGGCCCGACTAGACAGGTGCGCGTAAGCATCCCAGGCATTACCGATGGCGGCGATGAGTTACCAGTAGCTGAAATTGAATACCCAATCGGTGACAAAAAAAATACCGAGATAGAAATCTTAGACGGCGATACCGTTTGGGTTGCCTTTATTGGCGGCGACCAACGTTACCCAATTATTACCGGGTATCGTAATCCATCGGCGGGCAATGAGGTTGATTGGCGCAGGTTTCATCATGCCAATATCGAATTAACGGCTGATAACGTGTTAAAGCTCAATGCTGCAACCATTGAGCTGCATGGCGATGTCGCGATTAGCGGCGGCGAATTAACGCATGAAGGTAAGAATGTCGGTGCAACGCATACCCATAGTGGCGTGGATACCGGGGCAGGCAACACAGGAGAACCAAACTAATGGAAACAAACGAAAAAATTATTGCTGAAATTATTCCACAATTAAAACCCGGCGATATGATTGTGCTTAGAAATGCATCACTGCTGAATAGGCAACAATTTGACACTTTAATGGATTCATTTAGGGCTGCTATACAACCTAGAAATATATCTCCAATAACAATTATTCCATTACCTAGTGGGATTGATATTGAATTACTAAATCCTGAAGAAATGAAAAAACACGGATGGATTAAGGATAAATAATGTCAAACACAATACCCGCAAGCAATTTATTGTTTAATTACGAAGACCTTGCCAGTGATAAAGACAAGGCGACGCGAACAATTAGCAAGTCGTTTGAAAAACATCATTGCCCGATTGCGCAAGTTGATGTTGATGCAAAAGCTAAGCGCACATCCGGTATTAACTACCGGGAAATGAATCTTGTTTTTGCTGATTCGCAAACAGTGACCTTGCGAATTAAGCAGTCCGGCGATGTTTTTCAGGTGTTAATTAATAAAAAACTGACACCGATTAAACATCAGGACAATCACGAAAAAGCGGTTATTGAGATTGTTAATATACTCGACGCGAGCCGAGTAAAGTGGCAAAAGAAATTAGCCGCGCTACAAATCGAAATACCCAAAGGAATTAAAACACCCGCGCCAAAAATGCTGGAAGTCTTGACCGCTAAGCGCGATGGGTTGAAAGAAGTATTAACGGATTTGCAGCAAGAAATAGCGCAATTGAAAGGCGTAACAACGTAGTTTTTAACTAACCAAGTGAGAAAGCAATGAGAAATACAGTAATGTTAATTTTTGGTCTATTGATGGCAATCGTATTAATGGCGTGTGTGCCTTTGGCGATGGCTGCCGAACCTGATTTAAACGTAACAGCAAGCAAGATTCCTATTAAGATTGTGAACGTGATTTTTATGTTAGGCATTTGCGGTGTAGGCGCGATTTTTCAGTATTTTGTTAGCTCGTATAAGAATCAACTCAATTGCTCACCGATAGAGTATTTCTTCGGTGCGATTAAGTACACATTAGCGAGTATCGGTGCGAGTGGTGTGGTTGTCATGCAAATGGTTAGTGATGGCAAAACCGATATTAGCGACCCTTTGATATTGGGAGCTTTGTTTATGTCAGGTTACGCAATTGACCATGTATTAAATAAACCTCCGGCACAACCGACATTGAGAATGGGTGTTTAAAAATCAATGTCTTTTGACTTTGAAATTAAGCAAGGCCGCTCGTTTAAAGCGAGCGGCTTTGCATTAAATGATGATGATACTCCACGAGATATATCTAATATCGCATTGCACTCGCATGTGCGAGACAAGCGAGGTAGACGCGTTGCGATATTAGATGTAGCTGTTATTGATGCTATTAGTGGTGAATATGAGTTATCGGCTAATGACACAACATCCTGGCCGCCTGGAACCCTCTACTTAGACATTTTAGAACTAGAAAACGGCGAAAAAACGCTAACTGAAACAATTGTTTTTAAAGTTGAAGAGGCGATTACACGGCTATGAAGCATAGACTTGAGATTGATGGTGCGCCTCCCATTAAAAAGCATGTTTTAAGACTTGGGGATACCGGTAAAAGCGCTTATGAAATTGCGGTTGATAATGGGTTTTTAGGCACTGAGCAGGAATGGTTATCATCTTTAAACGGCTCTTCCGGTGGGCAGTTTTTATACACACAATCTACATCATCAGATATATGGGTTGTTAATCACAATCTAGGGCGGCGGCCTAATGTCCAAGTAACTAATCTAGGTGGCATGCAAATTATTGCAGAAGTACAGCATATCAGCATTAATCAAGTCACTATTTATTTTGATACGCCGATGGCTGGTTTGGCTATCTGCTCATAACTAAGAGGGTATAACAATGGCGGTAGATGTACAAAGAACTTTAGATTTTGGTAATATCCGCAAGATAATTAATTTACCTAACCCTACATCTGCACAAGATGCGGCGACTAAAGCCTATGTTGATAGCGCTGTTGAAGGCCTTGCTTGGAAAGATTCTTGTCGGGTTAAAACGCAAGGCAATATCAATTTATCATCACCAGGTGCAACGATTGACGGCATAACGCTATCGTCAAATGATAGGGTGTTGGTATCGGAACAGACAACCGCCTCTCAAAACGGCATATATATCTGGAATGGCGCGTCCGTCGCGATGACGCGTAGCTTAGATTGTTCGACGGCTGATGAGCTAGAACAGGCTGTCGTAACTATTGAAGAAGGTACTAATGCTGGAACTACTTACCGTCAGACCGTAGTTAACGCAACACTAGATACGACATCCTTGGCTTGGACTGTGTTTGGTACATCGGCGGGGGCTGCATCAGAAAGCAGTTCAGGTATTGCTGAAATAGCTACACAATCTGAAACCGATGCCGGAACAGATGATGCGCGAATGCTAACGCCATTAAAGTTAGCATCATCTATTTTCGCGAGTAAGAAGTTTAATCAAACAATTGGAGACGGTTCGGCGACTAGCTATACCGTTACGCACAATTTAAATAGTCGTGATGTAACTGTTGATGTTTATCGTAATAGCGGAAACTACGACACCGTGCTTGTCGAGGTGCAGAGAACTAGTGTTAACAGCGTTACTATTGTGTTTGATAGCGCACCATCATCTAATGCCTATCGTGTTTTAGTCAGGGCATAATGTGATTGATGTATTAAGTAAACTGCGGGTCAACCCACCCAGTGATATTTGGGCAAATAGGGCGGCTTTAGCCGCTTTTGGCGCAGGTATTTACCGATTTACCGACATCGGAACTACTGGAAGTTTATGGTATTACGATGGAGCTACCTGGCTACAAGTAGGAAGCATTCCTCTGATGTCAAAAAGCGAGGGATATATTGTAGCTAGTCTGACTGGTGCGACATATAGTCAAACTGGAACAACAATAACTGTAACATTAGCTAATCACAGGCTAACCTCAGCTTTAAATGGTAGGCTTATCTATCTGACAGGAACGGGGGGGATATTATCAGGATGGTATAAATTTACTTTTGTAAGCACGTCCCAATTCACTTGCTATTGGCCGGTAGAACAATCAATAACCGGCAATATATCAAACTCAAGCGGTGAGTATGTATTTGATATAGCTAATGTAGCATTGCCTTCGGGTTTTTTTAGCAATAGGACAGTCGAGATAAGAGCAAGGTTTAGATATGAAAACGGTGCAGTATCGACAAAAAACCCAAGGCTATATCTTAATTCGACACTATTACTTACTCACACCATTGCAAACAATATAGCTGCGAGCGCGGTAAACTGGGAGTTGTCTGACAATGGAGAAAACGCGCAAACCGCATTTATGAACAGTGGCAACTTAGGCACTGGTACGGTAGGGACATCGTTAGAAAACACAGGGTCATCAAGCTGCACAATAAGAATTTCTGTGAATCTTGCTTTAAGCTTGACGTGGGCTTGTTTAGATTTTGTGGAAGCCATTCTATGATTTACGACATACTTAGCTCAGAAGTTATTAATATTCCAGACCCAAAACAAGTTTTTTTTCAAGGCGCAAGAGCTATTGTTAGAACTGGCGATGACATGGACGTTATAGAGAAAGAAATAATCAAAGTAAAAAAATCCGAGTTTAAAATAGCTCTGGTTTTATACAGCCAAGAGCTTCAGCTTGCAGTATCTTTACTAGAGTCTGTAGAACAAGCTGTCGCTAATTCTGGCGATATATTCATGCAAATTCTTTGGAAAGACCATGACGAATTCTGGAGCAACAATCAACGCATTCTTATAATGGGTTCAACATTAGAACTGAGTGAACAACAGATTTATCGAGTGTTTGAGATAGCGCAATCGGTGCAGCCATGAATCCAGTCATAAAAATCGAAACCGCCGCACAATCATCAGCAACTGCGTACAACAATACAACAAAGCAACCTTTTATCGGGCAACTAAAAGCCGGTAACTATAAAAAAGGTAAGTTCTGGTTGCATGGCTTGCAAATAGCGATAGAAAACCCGTTCGGAACATACCGCGTAGGCATGGATAGCAACGGCGTAGAATGGCGTTCATTATTAGCGGCGCATTACGGTTACATTTGCGGCACAAAGGGCGCTGACGGCGATGCGGTTGATTGTTTTATCGGCCCATATCCTGAAGCCGACCAAGTTTATATCATCAATCAATTTGTTAACGGCAAATTCGACGAACATAAAGTCATGCTTGCGTTTGTCGATGAAGACGCAGCTATTAGCGCATATAAGCATAGTTATGAACGCGGCTGGAATGGCTTGCATAGCATCGTTGCGTTATCAATTACACAGTTTAAAACGTGGTTAAAAACCGGAGATTTATCAATGTCTATTCAATCGCCAGGCACTAATATTATTAATTTAAAAGCGGTGTATTGGGATAGCTCAGCAAACCCTTATGACGTAGACCTTGATAAATTGCTGTATGCCATTCGCCAAGGCGATAATGGTTTAATCTTTGATGCCGCAAACCAGCAAGATATTTACGAAGATGCTGACCAGGTATTAGGTTTAGATGCGATGGTGACACCGTATCAGTTTATGCAACGCAAAATGGAAGCCATGACGCGAGTTTTAGATGCGACAAGTAGCGTACTAAAAACCACTGACGCCACGCTTACTGAACCGTTTACTAAAAATGGTACCGTCAACGTGGCAATGGTTTTTTCATTGTCGGATGGGCAGACTATTTCAGCGTTTTTCCATAATCCTGATACCACGCCTAAGAAACTTAATCCCAGCGATGAAATGATTAGCTGGAAATGGCTAATAAATAAAAAAGACGTGACCATTGTAGTTGCACCGGAGAAAGGCAAAGACCTGGACGTGAAACAAGTGGCCGCCCGGTTAATGCGGCTAGCTGAAAAAAATAGCCCTGCGTTTCAGCGCGTAAATAAGAAAGTCGCTGAACGTGCGGCGCAAAAATCGGCGTTATTGGATGAAATAACATCGCTGGAAGGGCAGATTAATGATGCAAAAATCGAGCTTGAGCAGTTGAAAACTGCTGTTAAAGCAACGCCTGCACAACATTCTACTATTGAACCATCATCAGAAATAACTAAACAATTCCATAACAAGCAAAGCGAGTTTTTTGAAAAAATAAAAGGCTATGTTAGTGGTAAAGTCAATGAATTTGCTGAAATAGCCACTGGCTCAAAGGGTGTTTTAGCATTCGTTAAGGCGTTTGGAGAGATGCATACTATACAAGCGAATGAAGAAGCGACAGCAATTGATTACATTTGTCATGGTGCCGCCGCTTTTAAAGCATTAAATTATGTTTTTGACTTAAACAACAGAGATAGAGGTGTTGAAGCATTGTTAGTCGAGCTGCAAAAATCTTATGTTGTTGACTACAATAACGCACAGAATAAATTTGAAAGATTCAAATGGTTTAAAAAAGTAATGGAATATGTTGAAAATGTAAAAAGCACTATTTCAGACACTCCACCAACTACTGTTGAACCTAAACCCAATAAAATTAGAAAAGCAACAAAATCACAGGCACGGGATTTAATTGACTCAATTCGATATGCGCTTGATGACCTTTCAGGCCATACGGCGGATGAATTTAAAGCCGCCGATGTACCGGGTCGGTTATTGCCGAAAATCGATGAAATCAACGCCCTGCTAGCGCGTGGCATTATGAAAAACGATGAAGATTTAGAGGGTAGGCTTAGCAATCAAATTGATTTGATTAATAAGCGGATTGCACGGTGGAATGCGGTAAATAATACATCTGTTGATTTTGATACTAGACTTAAAAGGCTAAACGCTAGACGCGAAGGATTACCTGAGCTGAATACCCAGAAAATAGCGGTCAGTCTGCCCAAGCAAATGATAACGATTTAGACCCTATAACCCCCGAAGGCTACAAGCAAATTAAAGGTGTTGCAAACATGGAGTTGCGTTATCAGGATGTTTTAGATTCCTTATTTCAACAAAGAATTCCTGCCGTATGGAAAGCTCTTCTTAATTTGGGGTGGATGTCTGGCAGAGATAAAACGTATAACTTAACAAAAAATGGGTTTTCAGCAATTTTCAATTTTAAAAATGTTGGAGCTGGGGCTAATGTTGTTGGATTTTGGGTTGAAGTAAAAGAAGGTGCAGATTACCAAGCCGAAATAGGTGACAATCTAGCCTCTACACCTGCCGAAATTGCCGCACAGATAGATGCCGTTGTTACAAATTCTGGAACGGTAAAGACGCCTGAGTCAAATGATGTTCAAGAAACAAGTAGTGATGAATCAATTATTCCATTACCGCAAGAAATTGGCGCGCCCGTTCCAGACCCACGCGACCAAGATAAATTTTATTTAGATGAAGATGAGCAGGAAGTCTACCTTAAGCAAAGAGACGCTAAATTTCAACAGTTTGTCATTGAAAAGCTAGGTTTTGAAGAAGACGAAAGCACAAGTTCACCCGGTTATCGTCAAGCGTTAATTGATGACGACAAGCTAGAGTTCGCAAAATCCGCGTTTATCGTTAACAACGAAGTGATTGCTTATGGTGGGCAGATAACTTGGGGCGACTATAGCGCTAGCGCGTTTAACGGTGCATTATTTGATAGTGCGGCTGTTGAGCCTAATACATTGTGCGCTCAAATCGGTAAAGACGGAGAAATTATCGCCCGTGTGCGCATTGAGCTTAATGGCATGGTGACGTTTTATAGAGGTGCTACGGGCATTGATGTTTTAGCTACATCTGAACCATCTGTGACCGATATTGATAAAACTGTTAAAGATATTTTAGGTTATATCGAGCCGGTAATGCCGCATTTAGCTAATCAATTACCTGAACAATCCACACCTATTTCACCATTAGATGAGTTTGAAAACAGTGGTGGCGAAGCATGGCAAGTGACACAAGCAAAATGGGTAGAAATAATGAGTGGTCATTTTGCTTTTTTAGGCCAAGAGCCTAATGTTTCAGATTTTAAAGAGTTTCATAAGAGCATGGTTAAACAGGCGATTGATGCTGGTAAAGATATTCCGGCTGATGTTTTAGTCGATTACCCATGGATGAAAATGGAAACCGATGATGAAAAACAGGAAAGACTAAAGAAAATCGAGCAAAACCTTAGCAACGTAATCGATATTGCGAGCGGTAAAGCAACTGATGAAGAAGTTGCTAGAGTTATGCCATTAATAAAAACCTTTATTGGCAAATCGCAACTAAGCGTTATTAAATCAGCTCTTAAAGGCGAAGAAGGCCAGCATTTCAAAGATAAATTAGTCGAAATTGCCAACGTTATAAAAACCATGCCAAGCAGTTATGAGACTGACGGACAAGGCGATAATGCAGTTGCATACTTGCATTATTTTAAAGGTAGCATGGATTGGTATATTACCGAAAAGGATAAGGGCGCACCCGATGACAAAAAAGAAGGCGTCAAACCACAGAGCCAAGCATTCGGGTTAGCCGATTTAGGTTACGGTGGCGAACTTGGTTATATCAGCATACCTGAGATTACATCGTCAGATGTAGAGTTAGATTTGTATTGGACGCCAAAAACCTTAAGCGAGATAAGTGGTAATGATAGCAATGACGAGCAAGGAGAATCCGATATGGCGGTAAACGACGATAAAAAATCCCAGTTCGAGCGCGAATTAGACGAATTGATGACCGAAACCGACATTCAAAAGTATGGCCAACACCTTGATGACATTGCCGCACAAATTGAAGAAGCCGGTTTAATGGATGAGCTGGATGCCAAGTTGAATGAGGCGGCAGATGTGCTGACACGGCTATTGTCTGAAGCTGAAAAAATGGCGGCTTAACCTTCTTTTAGTTTTGCTCGTCTATTCCGTTGTCTGATAAGACCAGCATGGATTTTGCACCCGGTTACGCCTGTATTGGCGTATCCCATGAATTTTACCCCACACTCAGGACAAATTTTTTCGACTCGTTGGCGCAACGCGGCTAATGCAGCGCCTGGAGATGGGTGGCTATTCATTGGCAATAGCCTCTTTTTCTTGACGGTTAATTTCAGCCAGAGCTTTAAACTCTATTTCTGTTTGAATGCCTCGCATCTTAAGGTTTTTAATCCTTATTTCAAGGTTTTCTTTATCCAGCGAAAAGCATCTATATCCATTATTAAATTTTACAACCCCATTTTTTACTTCTTCAATAATCATTTTGGCTCTCCAAATGCAGTAAACATAAAAAATAACTTCGCGTGGTTTTTTATCTTCCCATTGTCCATGTTTTCCCCTGTTTAATTAATTGGTCGATAGGATGCTTCATCCAGTTTGCCATTACCGATTGTCCGTTATTAAGCTCAACAAGCTGCTCTTGTACCGATGATAAAAACGCTAGCGTCATATCAGGTGGCATGGTTACATAACGCAAAACACGCACGGTGTTATTTTCATCAACAACATGAATCTCGATAGCTAGACGCTGCTCAGCGTTATCGATTGAATGTAATTGCAGTTTATCTTTAGGGATTAACCTCACATCAAACGGGCAATCGAATGACAATAACGGTTTACCGTTGCTGCCATAAAATTGAAACATCAACAGCATCGCCCCTTTTTCGTATAGCATACCGCCAATCATCATCCCTGATTTAAGCGCGTTGAGTTCTTTGCTATCTATGTCTGGCAACAAAATTCTTAGGAATGTTGCCAGATACCAAGAATTCAGCGCTAGCGCCTTCAGCTTGGTGTTGTTTTACGTCGATTGGGTATGGCTGACCGACGGCTAATAGTGTTAATTCGCTCATGATGCTAATATCCTTTTCATGACATCTTTACGCTCAAATCCTGAAAAATAGGCTTTGCAAACGAACATCCCATTCTTTGTTTCGATAGCGGCTTCAGCATGATTATTGTCTTCACTAATATTCGTGAAAGTGACCGTCCCATAATCACCTAAAAGTATTTTTTCAAAAAAATCGGATAGTTGATACCTTGTTTTTAAAGCAAGTGATTCAATTGATTCCCCTATGTATTCAATAAATTGCTTGGCTGTCCGCTGCTCATGATTAAGATTAGACCAAAGCAGATAATCAAAGCCTTTTTTATCAAATACCAAGTAGTAATCACAAGCATCCAGCACTGGGAAAAAATAATAATCATCTATCTTTTGAAAAGTCTTGTAATTAACGTTTACATAAGTAAAGTCAGCAACTTTTATTTTATGACTGCCGTCGTAAGACGTATCGAAAACACTAGGGCCGTCAGATGAATCGTCATAATTACTTACATAAATAACTTTTGAATCACTAAAGTTATTTTTAACTATTTCAGCAATACTTTTTTCATGTTCGGCAATTATTAACTCTTTTTTCTTAAGCTTTCTAATTGCTTTATTGAATGCGCCAATTGTCGGTGCTGGCATTTTTGTTTTTCTATCATGAGTTTTTCTATGTTGGTGTAGCAACATAGACCATATCTCAGATACTGTAAAAGCGCCTTTTTCTGTGTTTATTAAGACGCTAAAATCGCCATTTTTTTCTGCATTAAGAAACTCGTTTAAAGTGTTCATGTTAGTTCTCCGGTTAATCTGAGCGGGAATCGCTCGCTTTAAATTATTACCCAAAACGTTTTGCTGTAATGTCCTATAAACGAAGGGCTAAGACTGCACACTGTCTATACGATTAGTACAATTTTTACATGCACTAATCGTTTTGTGGTTATGACCACAACTAGCCATAACCAATCTGTTGTTTTGAACAAAGACATACATAACGGTATAGCCGTCATAACTATGCTTTTTCATATTAACTACCCCAAGATTGCGTTTGACTTGTGATAATAATAGCAGGTTGTAACTAATGCGCAATAGTTACATGAAAATATTTTTTTACATAAAGGAAAACCGCGCAAACCACTCTAGCCTAACCCATAGAATACAAGCATCATCGCCTTATTCTATGGAACGCATCCATGCTCTCATTCAAAGAAAAACGAGAATTACAAAAAATAATTTCCGCACAAAATGCAATTCTTGCCGGTAATCCATCATTTTCAGAAAAGCGAGCGGCGCAAAAGGCTAAGGCCGATGCACTAATTAAGCTTGGGGTTGTTGGAGATGCAAAAGAGGCTTTAACGCCATTAGAAGAGCAAGTTATATCAACTCAGGTTGATAATAGCGATTACGGATTACAAGCCAGCGGAGTTAAAACTCGCGAGAAAATCAACGCCCAAGTTAAATCAATTACCGACCTGATACGCGCAGGTAAAGACCCAGCGACATTAACGTCGGATGAAATTAACCTGCTTAAACAATACTCAGGCAAAGGCGGCTTAACAATTAATTCGCAGCATGAATACTACACACCTACGCATGTTGCCCAAGGTGTATGGGATGCGCTTAAAATAAATGGTTTTGAAAACGGCAACGTGCTTGAACCCAGTAGTGGTGCAGGTGTGTTTTTGGCAACTAAGCCTCAAGGTGTTATTGCTACTGGTACGGAAATCGACGAAACAAGCGCGACTGTCGCACAGGTGTTAAATCCTAATGACAAAGTAAGCAATTCATCGTTTGAGCTATTAGCGGTCAATGCCGATGATAATAGTTTTGATGCTGTTATAGGCAACGTACCCTTCGGGAATGCCCGTGGCGCATCGGCGCATGATGACCCGGAATATAAAAATGAAAAGCTAATTGAACGTTATTTTGTTCAACGCGTTATCGATAAAGTTAAACCAGGCGGTTTAATTTGTCTTATCGTGCCGGTTAATATCATTCAAGCTAAAGGCAAGGCATGGGAAAAATTCCGTATTGCGATTAGCAAAAAAGCCGAATTCTTAGGTGGGCATAAGTTACCGTCTAAAACGTTCGGCAAGCAAGGCACGGATGTTGTAGTCGATGTGTTGGTGATGCGTAAGCACGGTGCAGAATTCTTAAGTCGAGTTGACGATTTAACCTTTTGATACGCTTAAAGCTACTAATGTCGTGTGGGATGAATTCATCGAAGGTCGATACTGGCAAGGCGAAGGCAAGAAATTCATTAAAGGTGAATTCGTGCCAAAAGACCCCACTAAATTCCGTGATTCAGATAAAGTTATTGCTGGCGAAAACATGACCGATGAGGCGCTTAAGCGGTCATTAGCGGTTAAGTTTGATTCGCGCATTGATTGGGTATTATTGGATGAAGCTGAGCCGATAACCAGAAATTATTCTGAAGGTGATATTAAAACAATCAATGGCCTTGATTACGAACTTAAAGCCGGTCAATGGAAAAAAGTGACCTATGACACCCAGAAAACGATTATTGATTTAGCTCAATATGGCTCTGACTCGATTGAAGCATTGGAAGGCTTGATGTCTACCGATGCGGGGATTTTGTCGCTCAATTGGGCGCAGGTTGAGTCAACGTTAGCCGCATATCCTAATATTGTTCCGGGTTATGTTAAAGACGCGTTACGGTTTTCAGATTTACAACCGCCTGAGCATCAATGGCGGGCATTCCGTGGCGCAATCATTGGCGCAAAAATCGAAGGCTATCTTAATAGTGGTAGTAATGACCAGGGCGAACTGGATGAGCTTAAAGAGATTATTCTTCATGAGGTTGTGAAATACGGCAGCCCTAAAGATATTTCCGGTTTAGTGTTAGCCGGTAAAGAGTCAAAACGACTAGGCATGTTCATCAATTCAATTGATGAAAAAGGTAATTTCTCACCAATGCTTGAGTCAGGAATTCTTAAGCAAGAAGCCGATGAGTACAATAGCGCCGATGTAACCTCAATCATTGCTTACTTATTCGAGAAGAATCAAGACCCCGTTGAGCTTAGTACAATTTTGGAAATGTACGATGGCGATAAGCGCTTAGAGGATTTAGGCGATATTGTTGAAATACCTGGTATGGCGGTGTCGCCCGATGGCTTTATCTGGCCGCTTGAGCAATATTGTTCCGGTGATATTTATCAAAAGATGCGCGATATGCGTGATGCCATGCTGGATGAAAAAGACCTGCGCATTATTGCCGCTTACAAGCGACAAATAGAGCGAATTGACGCAAAGCGACGTAAAACACCGACTGAAGATATTACGTTTGCTATGCGGCAAAAATGGTTTGATAAAGCCTATGTCTTGGAGTTTTTACAAGCCAATGGCTATAAACGCACGATTACCTATAGCGAAGAGCGTGGAGAATGGAAGGCAGTTGGGGTATCAGGCGGAATCGTTCCGCAAATCGTTAACTACCTTAATGAAAAGCCAATCGCGGGCGGCACTAAAGTAGCTGAATATAAGGACGGCATTAAAGCGTTAGAAGAGCAGTTTAACGCGTTTATGCAATCCCATTCCGATGGTGAAGACTTAACCAATCGTTATAACGAAACATTTAATGGGTATGTTGAATTTAATTTCAGCAATAGCGACCTTGGGTTAAAAAATGTTAGCGGGAAAATTATTCCGCACAGTTACCAAAATGAAGGGATTAGGAGATTATCCAGAGAAGGCAAAGGGATTCTTGGGTGGGACGTCGGACTTGGAAAATCCTACGGAGCATTAGCGCTACAAGCCTACAACGAACAAATGGGCAGAGCGAAACGCACGTGTATCACGGTACCCGATGCCGTACTTGCCAACTGGTATCACGAACACAAGCTATTTTACAAAGATACATCAAATATGCTCTTTGTAGGTATGTCGCCCAAACGTGACAAAGATGGCAATATCGTTCAAGAACGTGTGTTAGACGAAAAAGGCAATCCAAAACAGGATAAAAACGGGCAAGACCTTTATCAAGACGTGCTGGTTAAAGACGACCGCGAGACTATTTGGGAGAAAATGCATCGAATACCGCAGTCTAATTTGTCTTTAGTCGTTATGACACAACCGCAGTTTGGCAAGATTCCGGTTAAACAAGCGACTAAGCAGCAATATGCCGATGAAATGATGGCTAAAGAATTACTAAGCCAGTCGGATGCTAAAAAGCTAATGGAAGACAAGCTTACCTATGAAGGTGCGAAAGAAAAAGACCGGTTGAGCCAAAAATACAGTGATGAAGGCACGGCGAAGCAAGACGCCTACCCGTATTTTGAAGATATGGGCTTTGATTCGGTTATCGTCGATGAAGCGCACAATTTTAAAAATAGCTTCAGCCCAGGTAAAGAATCTTCTCGAATCGCGTATTTACCTACGCCTGCGCCTTCACAAAGAGCTATCGATATGTCGCTAAAAATGGCGTATATCCGCAAAGAAAACGGCGGACGTGGGCCAGTATTGTTATCTGCGACCCCCGTAACTAACAGTCCGCTGGAAATCTATAACATGCTATCGTTATTAATTCCGGCAGAAGAGTTTGAAAAGTTTGGCGTATTTACGCCGGATGACTTTATCCGCGTATTCGGGCGAGTTGAAAGTATCGAAAAAATGAAAGTATCCGGCGACGTTGGCACGGTTGACGCGATGGTTGGCTTTCAAAACCTTGATGGGTTGCGGTCGCTATTCCATAAATACTCGATTATTAAAAATGCCGAAGATGTTAAATTGCCATTACCCGATGCCGATGAGGTTAATGCCACAGTTGAACTATCTGAAGAACAACAAGATATTTATCAAATATTGCGCGAAGAGGCTAAACAAGCGTCGTCACCAGACCCAAAGATAAGAGAAACTGCAAGGCCGTTGTTTTCCATTATTCGTGATATGGACAGAACGACAACTGACCTGGATATGTACCACAAACAAATAACGTTTGTGTTTACTGATGCGCACAAAGATGCATTAGATAAGGCGATGGCAATGATGCCAACAACGGTACAACGCAAGGAATATGATAGTGACCTTGAAAAAAGATGTAGTTGTAACTGTTCCGTTTGAATACTCAATAACTGAAAGTGATGGCAAAATCATTGTTGTAATGACCGATGCGGGCGAAGACGACATGCTTTCTGCCATGCAAAAAAGTTGGGATACCAGAAAAAGAAGTCGCGCACCCGATTACGCCTAAATATGCCGAATTAATTAAAAACCTGACTATCGAATTAGAAGCGGGTGGCAAGCAAATCATATTCATCGAAGAGAAAACTCAGCATCAAAAATTAGCCAGAATTCTTGTACATTTTTTGCCTATTACAATGGAAAACATTGGCGTTATTAATGCGACCGATGCGGCTGGGGAAAAACTACAACGCATATCTGACGCTTATAACGCGGGCAAAATAAAGATTGTCATAGCGAATAAAAAAGCCGAAGTAGGCGTTAATCTACAAAAAGGCACAACGGCGATTCACCACCTTACTTTCCCTTGGGTTCCGGCGTCAATGCAGCAACGCAATGGCCGTGGGGTTCGTCAGGGCAATACGGTAGACACGGTTAAAATTTACCATTACATCGGCAAAGGCTCTTTTGATTTATTCCGGTTAAATTTAATTAACCAAAAAGGCAACTGGATTAACGATATTTTAAGAGGCACTGAATCTAGCGTTGAAAATAAAGGCGACGGGCATTTATCGGCTGAAGATGTGATGGTTTTATTATCCGATAACCCGGAGGAAGCCCGTGCTAGGATGGACGAAGCAAAAGCCAAGCGCGATGCTAAGAAAAAAGATAAAGCCGATAAAGCGATGGTGATAAACCTTAATCAGCTTGTTGAGGCTAGAAAAAAATTAAGCTTACTGTCAGGATGGAAAAAACGCCGAAGCTTTGCAATTAACCGCAGACATATCTGCGCAAGAAGCAAAATTAACCGGGTTTAACAATGATGGCTCAGACGATGCAAAAGCTAAATTAATCAGCCTTAAAAACAAATTGGCCGCCTCTAAGCGTAAACTAGAGACCTTAGACGCAAAATACAAAGAAATCGAAGAAAACACTACGGCGACCATTAAGCAAAAATCAGTATTTTTGCGAGCAAAAGCCGCATCCGGGGAATTGCCTTTTGATGCATCCGTCATTGATAACACGGATGCGGTATTAATATCGCGCGAAGGGCAAATAATTAAAGCGGGTGCAATCTTTGAATTCAAAACGCTTAAGTATGTTGATAACAAAATCAATGACCTGGCGTTAGTCACTGAACTAAATATTCAAGAAAAGTTTTTTATTGTCAGAGCTAGAAATTTAACCTATGACATCAGGATTTATTTAGCCGATTTGCATAATTACCAATTGCAACCGGTGGCGATGACCAAGGAAGATTGGGAGGTTGCCGTTATGTTGGCAAAAAACCTATCAATAAAAGACATCATTGAATTGGGTGTTGATACGTTTACAAAATATCGTAAGCAAATTAAATTGTATTATGGCTATCACTATATTTCGTCTATCGACGGTGACTATAGTGTTGTAAAAAACTACAATTCAAATAATCCTATTGATGATAATTTTGTTTTCCCTGATGCCAATAGTGAGGACATTAAACGCGCTATTGCTAAGCAGTATTATGTTGGTAAAAATACTAACGAAGTAATCCGTGACCTAATTATTCCTTTGTACGGTAGCAGTGGATGGGAAGAATCGTTAAAGCAGTATGCTAATTTAACCCCGCAAGAAGAGGTATTAAGCCAAGCAGCTTTAGCATTCAGCAAGATAGCGGTTGAGTACGATAAAAGCGAAATTGACCTTGCTAGTACAATTAGTTATAGCGACCGTATAGGTCTTATAGAGCGCATAGAGAGCACGATTAATGGTGATAATCGAGAAAGCATTAAGCAATGGGTTAATGAGTTTTTAAATGATAGAAAATCTAAAGCCTTAGAAATTATTGCCGAAAAACGGCGTAAAGATGAAGAGGAACAAGTAAAAAGTGACCCGAATTACAAAGAAATTCCGGTGGCGATTGCTGATAAATTGAAAAGCATAGGGATTACAGCAAAGTATAACGCACAATCTGTTTATGCAGGGCGTAGTCATCGTAGCGCGTTTACGATGCTGTTTTTGCAAGATAGCAACGGCAAAAACGGTTTACTCTTTAAAGCTAAAGAAGATTTGAAAACCTATTTTGGCGCACAATTCGGCACAGACATTGGTGCGGGTCTAATGGGCGCGTGGTGGTTTATTACAGCCGACAAAGATATAAATAAGGTTTTATCGACTATTACCGGTGAAAATTCCGTCGCCGAACTTGCAGAACAAAAAGCTAAGCCAGAGAAATTAATTGTGCCTGAAGGCAAAGTAAAAATAGGTGATACGGTAGCTGGGTTTGTTGTAACCAGTCTAGGCAAATCGTGGGAAGCTAAAGATTACCATATCAGCAAAGTCAAAGCTGATTCAGGCTTTGAAATTGAAGAGGGTGATTCCATCCAATATGCGAGATTTTAAATGAGACTTTATAACCAGCAAGACCTCGAAAATGCGCTAAATGAAGCGCTTGATGTCAACGATAGCGCTGAAGCGTTCGTTAAAAAATTTGTAACGAATGTGGGAAAGATTTTAGCTAAAACACCAAAAACATACCGATATTTTGGCCCTTATTGGTGGTCATTGAAGAAATTGATGATTCAACACAATATTCCAGGTGTTGATGATTTTATTGATGCGACCTTGGTTGAAAAAACGAACTTAGGTACACCAGAGTTAACCTGTGTTGCTGCGTGGTCATTCCAGGAAGAACGAATTAGCAGCATGGAGTTGCCGGTCAACAAGGTGTTGCTAGAAGATAATGACGGTAATATTACAGAATACGTTTTGAATGATGAATTTATGGAATTGCGTATTGCGGTGGGTTAATAACGCCGTGTTAAGCGGCAATCCTCCGCACACTTGTGATTGGTTATGTAAAGCCGCCAACATGCGGATTGTCTGATTGAACTAGCTATTAGGATAATATTTGTATGACATTGGACGAACTTATAGATTTAAATAATGACACTACAAAAGAATGGCGTTGGTCGCATGGTAAAAAATTGCCTTTTCTTACCGATAGAGAACTTAACTATGTTGCTCAAGTGATAGTAGAAGGCAAAAGACAAGTCGATGTTGCAAAAGAGCTTGGCGTTACCCAAGGGCAAATATCGTGGGCTGTCGTGAGATTTAAGCGCTATTTATTGCCTAACGCTCTAAATACAAGCATCCACAATTAGGAAAACATTACAAATCCATTTATTGCCATAGCATACCCTAACGCCATTAATTTATTCTTGGCGAACTATGGCAAAAACACCTAACTTACCCAGCACACAGCGAGGCGGTTTTCTTGGTTTGTTTGGTACTGCGACTAAGAAAAGCTGGGAAGCAGAAAATATAAAGCCAGCCTCTGATATATCGTTATCGGATGCTTATACTTATGGCGCAAGCACGACAATTGCCTCGCTTATAGGCAATGTTAAAGGCGGTGTCAGAACTAGACAGCAAATCTACCAAGATTGGCTTAATATGGGGCAAGATTCGATTTGCTCATCCAGTATTAAGCTACTTACCACCACCGCGCTAGGCGGACACGACACAACCGGTGACATTGTTTTCATTGAAAAGAAACCGGAAATACAAAAAGACCAAAAGCTATCCAAACTTGTCGAAGACATTGCCAAAGCTGTTGGCCCAATTCTAAATGAAGTTATCTATTCCGCAGCGTATACCGGTGCGCAATACGGTGATGCGTATGGACGGATATACGCTAATTCAAAAGGCGTTAAACACATCAATGTCGATGAAACCTTGCATCCTTCTCTTGTTCAACCGTTCGAGCGTGGCGGAATAACGGCGGGGTATGCCGTCTTTATTGGCGAAAAGAGTTTTGAGCGTTTAGATATATCGCAAGTCGCACGGCTGAAGATGCCACGTATTCAACTTATTCCGCAATACGGGATTATCGAAAAATCATTAAAAATAGCGATAGCGCAAGACGATATAGAGCAATTGCCGCTTATGCCGTCATTAGCGGGTGGGTCTTTGCTTTATCCGGCTGAAGATGCGTACAACAAGCTAAATAATACCTTGCTTGGCTTAGTTGCCCAAAGGATGAACGTATCGCTTGACCATCGAATTGTCGGCCTGCAAATGGAAGGGATGACAAAAGAGCAGCAAGACAAGTTCGGAGCATCCGTTGTCGCGATGTTCAAAAAAGTCAAAGAAGTCGTTGCCGAATCGGTGCGAACAGGCAAGCCTATTACCGAGTCTATTATCTCAATTTTGCCAATGCATGCAGAAAAGCAATTGGTTAATCTGTCGCAGGGCAACACGGCCCAACAAACCTTAAATATTGATGATGTACTTGTCCATGCACGGTTATTAGCCGGAGCGTTCGGCACAGATTTATCCAACCTTGGTTTTTTAGACCAAGTAAGTGGTTGGATGGGTGACTCTGGTCTTGCCAGGACATCGTCGCAAGCAGCCGAGAATTCGCGCGGCATACGAATTGGTGCTGCTGAATTTTGTCATCATGTTATCGACATCCATTGCTTAAAACGATATGGAATCGTCTTTGATAAAAGTAATCGCCCCTATCAAGTAAACTTCTATGGCTCAATATCGGCGTTGGAATCTGAACGACAAAGAACCAACAATGACAAAGCTAATGCGGTATTGGTTATGGGTCAAGCTATGCAGGTTTTCAAAGATATGGGAGCAACAGAAGAAATTATGGAAAACTTGCTCTCTAAGCACTTTATGTTAGATGAAGAAGACGCCAAGCTTTATGCCAAAATCGTTAACGCTGCACCGCCGCCAATGGCGGATGCCGGGATGATGTAATGAGTTTGTTTAACGACATCTCACAAAACTTGTTATCTGAGCAAAGCAGCTTAGGTGGAGTTAATTTTTTATCTAGTCGTAGCCTAATTGATGCTGGACTAGATGCGGTCAGCGGGGGTGTTGCAGAGGCATTAGGCGGTTCACAATTAAGTTCTGCGCTAGGCATGATGGCGTCTAATCAACTATCAAGAGCGACGCAAGGCTATTTAGATGCTAACACGCTTAATTCAATTGATTCTGGCCTTGGCATTGCCAATGATTTGTTGAATGGGCAATTTAGCAGTGCTGGCTTGCGCTTGTTAGGTTCTGGCTTATTCAATGATTTGATTCCCGGCTTATCGGGCATTCTTGCCCAAGCGCGGTACTTAAATACTGCAACGCCCATGTTTGGTGGTATTACGCCACTACAAGCCAAACAAATCATTGGCGAATTAAATTCCATCGACTTTGCTCATAAAAATCTATTCTTGATTGAAGTGTCTAGCGCGTTATACGGCGATGTGTCCAGGCGCTTTAACATGTATTGCACGGAAGCCAATTATTCGGCGCAAGCCATTACCGGCGAGAAACGGCGCATCGGCGGCGCACAAATCGATAGTGTCAATTCGGCTGACGCTACGGAAATTAACCTTACAACGTTTGACGATAAAACAGGGTTTATCAAAGAATGGTTTAAAGCTCATGCCGCCGCTTGTGTGCATAAAGATGGCACGGTAGGCGTACCGGCTGATTATGCTATCACATTTAAGTTGTTACACGCCTATATCACACAAGAAACCAATTACAACGGTTATCAAGATATTGGCATGTTTAGACCGGCCAATATTGATACCAGCTTATCCCGTCGAGAAGACGGCCTTGAAGAGTTGACCATGAGCTTTTCCCAGCTCGATACCTTTATGAGCGTTTAATATGCTAGAACATGATTCCGAAGGGTTCTTAATTGCTGATAGAACAGCGATTAATGAAGAAGGGGTTAATTACCTTGAACAGATTAGTGACCAGCTTGCTGAAATCAAAGATTTGGTTTCCGGCATAGTATCAACCGCAAGCGCTAATCCTGTTGCTAATAGCCAAGAGCAAAACACGCCAGAACCGGCTACAAATGACACAAGTATTAGCGTTCAACCACAAATTCAGGCTAATGCTGAGCTAAATCCAACGATTGATGTATCGGTTAATATTGAGTTACCTAATCCTGTCGGCAACAACACAGTTAATCGCAATTTTAATCGTGACGCATTAGGGCGGTTTATATCGGGTAATACCAATCTTGCTGAAATCATAAATACCGATAATGCGCAGACAATAAATAACGGCGACGAATCGCAACGAGTTATTAATCGCCAACGTGACGCACAAGGCCGGTTTATTCGTAGTGATAATACCGCCGAAGCTATGGCGGAAGCAGCGAATAATTCAACCAACAACCAATTATCACAAAACACAGACAATCATATAACGAATACTGTGTTGCCTAGCGAGATTGCAAATAGCGCACAGCAAACCATTAATAATAGGACAGATAATCGCTTAGACAGCCGGTCTAGCGCAGAATCATCTAACCAGAATAGCAATACTCAAATAAATAATGGGCAGCCAGCAAGCGATGGTCGTCAACGTGATTCGCGTGGACGGTTTATCCGTAGCGATAACACAGCGGAAGCCGGGAATGAATCGGGTAATCGTGGCCGCGATAATAGAGGACGGTTTACCGCTGGAAGTAGAAGCCCTAGCGAACGGCAAGAAGAGCGAGGATTAATCGGTAAGCTAATCGATGCGGTTTCAGGACGTAGTAGTGATGGTGTCGATTTACAAGATGTTGGCCCAATGATTAGAGCCGCTAATGAAATAAATGAATTAGCATCGCCTATTTTTAACACTATCGGGGCGGCATGGAATGTCGCTGGTAAAATTGGTGGATTAATTCCGCGTAGACGCGCTAGCGAAAATACAAGCGAACCTGTTGCACCAACGGCTAATCAACCGCAACGTAGGGCAGAGCCGACCAACGCGAGCGAACAAGCACAAGCGAATGCAGGCGGTAATGGCGATAGCGATAGCGCTAGCAATACTCTAAATAGACGACGTAGAACATCACGCACTAGCGAGAGGGCATCAAATACCCGTGATAATAGCCGCACTAGCGCCAATGAAAGAACTTCGACAAGTGAAACCATTGCCGAAAACAGAGTAGACCAACAACGGTCTAGCGCTGAATCAACAACGAGTGACCGGCAATCGGCTGATGTATCGATAAATAATAGCGAAAACAGCCCACAGGTTAATAGTCAACGCGGTAATGAAGAAATTAATCGCACTACTGATAGCCGTCCACCGCCACAAATAACGCGCGATGTCATTATTGCTGAACAGAACGTAGCGGAACCGCTTATTGAAAATACTGGCATATCGGCGCGCGAGGAAACAAGGCAATCTAAAGCGTTTAAAACGTTTTTTTTGCCGATTTTAGACTTTTTCGCCGCGAAGATGGAGTATTTCAAAAAACAACCAATAAGCTGTTAAAAGAAATTTCAGAGCGTACAGCCCAAGCCGAATCATCAGACTCAAACGGTTTTTTAGGTGCTTTCTTAGGTGGGTTAACGCCGATGATGCTAGCGTTACTGACCACGATAAGCGGCGCTATTATTTCCACATTGGCAGGATTAGCGCCAATGTTGTTATCGGCAATTGGCTCAGTATTAACCTTAGTTTTTTCGCCTATAGGACTCGCCGTTGCTTCAGCGGCAACCTTGGCATGGGGGTTATTTACCGAGCAAGGGCGCGAATTCTTCAGTAATTCAGCCGGGTTTATAAAAGAAAAGTTCGCGCAAGCAGTTGATTATTTTGCGCAGAGCTTTCCAGAAACAACACAACATATTAAGGATACTTGGAATAGTGTTGTTGAATCAGGCCAAGCGGCATGGGATTGGGTGAAAGACTCATTTACACCGGCTATTGATAGCGCTAATGAATTATTTAGTTGGTTAAAAACAAAATGGACTGACGCATTATCGGTTATTGAAACTATGTTCGACGGCGTTGCCGGGTTTATTAAAGACAAATTTAATATTGACATTAAAACTCAGGCAAAAAAAGCAGTTGAAATAACTAAGAAAACTATTGAAAAGGGTGTAACGCTTGCTAAGACGGTTACAGAATCGGTTAAAACATCGATAAGCGAAAAGATTGATGGCGCAAAACAAGCAGCAGAACGCGCTTATAACGTAGCCGCTTCAACCGCTGGTTCTGCGCTTGAGAAAGTCATGCCTAAAGGTTATCGCCATAAAGCCTTATTCGATGGGGTGAAAGGTGGTGATGCTTTAACTAAATATGGCAGCTATACCGATGAAGAGGCCGCACGGATTCGCGAGTTAAAGACAACAGGCGCAAATACCTCAGCAAATTTAAAGAGCGGAATGCCGGTAGAGGTGCAGGATAAAATAGCGGCACAAGCTAAAAAGCACAATTTAGACCCGGTAATGATGCAAAAAATAGCCGCAATGGAAAGTGGCGGCAATGCGAACGCCATTAGCTCAACTGGGGCATTGGGCATTTATCAATTTACCGGTCAAACTGCTTCGCATGTTGGAATAAAAAACCGGTTTGATGTTGACCAAAACATCGAAGGCGGCATGAAGTTAGCGCAAGAAAATATTGCGGTATTAAAGAGCAAAGGCTTGCCGATAACGGCTGAGAATATTTACATGATGCATCAATTAGGTGCTGGCGCTGCTCCTGAAGTAATAAAAGGCGCTATGCAGGGCAAGTCTAAAGCTGAGTTATCGGCTAGCACCCAAAAGGGAATGAATCTTAATTTTGGCTCAAACAGCCGAACCGCCTCCGATTACGTTGAAACGAATAGAAAAGCGTTGGATGCGCGTTATGTGCAAGTGGTGAAAAACACCACGACAACAGGGTCAAGTAGTCCTACTAAAACCAATGTAACTAATAGTGCTGTTGCTAATAATGCAACATCCACGGCACAAACAACGCTCACTAACACTCGCTTAGCGCCCACCGTAGAAAACGCCTTAGCGCAACAACAAGCGCTCACTAATATCCTGAACACCACGCCACAAACTATCAGCGTATCGGCAATCCCCAAAGTTAATGCGCCAACACCACTAATGCCTGCAAAAATACCGGAAGCGCCGACAGTCACTATTCCTCTAGCTTCTAATGATAGCTCAACCAATCAAACAGTTATCACTAATGCGGGTGATGTTGGTCAAGACGTGTCAGATAGAAATATTGCCCACATTGTAACAGGTGGCATCGCTCCCAAGGGATTCATGTGATAACCACCGATGACGTAGCAGAAATGGTTGATTACTGGCTAGCGACACCAGCAAATAGCCGGTTAGGGTCTGACTTTGGAAACAACGCCAATATGCTTATTCCAGACCCCTATAATGCAGAAAAGGCGAACAGTTTTATCAAGAAATTGATTAAAGACGTGCCGGTTCTTGGCGTTTTACCAAGGAACGCGATTAACGTTTATATGATTGAAATCGATATAGATAAAACGCAATTAATCCTAGAAATATCAGGCCAAACATTCCAGCTCAATGCTAACTAAACAAGACTTTCTCGACAAAATAGGTCAATCAATCGGCGACTATCCAGATATAGCGCCATTGTGGAAAGTTGACGACCCGCGCACCAAGCAAATCACGGATGCTATGGCAACGATGCTGTCTATGTTATCGCAGCAAATCGATGTCGCGATGGCTGAGCCGTTTGTAAAATCCAGAGATGCGACAGTTTTAGCGGATGCGGCTATACGCGGCATTAGCAACGAAGCGAAACCTGCTACCGTACAATTAACCGTAACCAATGAAAACTTAGTGCCGGTACAAATTCAAGCGGGCATGGCGTTATTAGATTCAAACGGCAATCGTTATGTTGTGACCGAACCCGCAACCATTGATGCAAGCACCTTAGTATCGTCTGCTTATGTTCCCGGTACCGGCACGATTCAAGCCAAGCAGTATTACACCGAAACCATAGTCGAAACCGCTACGCGTAGCGAGGACTTCTACGCGGTTGCGATACCGGAAGCTAACGATAATGCTTATATAAGCAAACTCACTGTATTTTTAGCCGATTCTGACACGCCTTATCAGTACGCCAATAAACTCATCAATGTTTTTGCCTGGGGCAAAAATATTCACGGTTGAATTTGACGACCGTGGGCAGGCTTATGTCAGGTTTGGCGCAAAAAAATGTGGTTGGTCGGGCGATTAGCGCGGGCGATGTCATTACTATCGAGATACAACGCACGGTAGGTAAAGTTAATCCAAAGATTAACAGCCCGTTTTCATTCGACTATCCCCCAATAGAGGAAGACTCCGAGATTGATTGGGCCCTTGTTGAGTTAAAAATGAATGAATTGCTCGTACCTGGGCAAAACCCAATGAGTTTATCAACATTACGTGAGTATTGCCGGTACCCCTCAGTTTATGATGATTCGGCGGTTTTCCTGGGTGAATTTGAGTTTTTAATTCGTAGGAAATACCCTGAATTAGATTTTATAGCGGTATGGAATGAAGCTATAGAGGAAGTTGCGAGAGGCGCTGGCAGCTTAGACAACATTAACACGTTATTTGTGGCATGTTATGACGGTAGCGAAACCATACTTGCACAACCAGACATTGAAACGCCGGTATTGCCTACGGTTATTACCTCGTTAACCGATAAGCAAACAGCGATAAAACAAACCCTACTAGCCGCCGATAATAGCTACAAAGTCACGTTTTACACCCCAGTCACTAGCGAAATAACCATAACGGTTACAGCAAAAATATCAACGGCGCATGTCGTTGAAGCAGTTGCCGCAAAAATAAAACAAGAATTGCTTAAAGCTTTTAATCGTGATGCTGGCAATCATGCCAGTAAACCTGTACAGCGCTTAGCCTATTCATTATTAATAGAAAAAGTACCGGAGCTAAGTGTTGGCAATGCTTATTTAAAAGTCGATGTAGTTGAATTAACCGGCGCATTCCGGCCCGAATTATGGCGCTATGTGACCGCTAGCAGTATTGCCGTTACAGTGACGCAAACCAATATTGCTTTGCCGGGATGGGGTGGCTAATGGCAACGGCTAAAGGCTTTACCAACGCAAAACTAACAGAGTTATTGCCACTTAAAAATAGTAGCGTAGCAAACGCTTATGAACAACAACTGCGCCAACTTTTTTATCGACCTGTTTACCACTTATCTTGCAGATGATTATTTTGACGCCAATGTTTCAGGCGTACCCGAATTAGGTTCAATCGCATTAGTAAGACGCTCTATTGATGCTATGGGTTTTTCTATGCTTAATGAGATTATCAGCGATAAACAAGCGCGGATAATCCATAAGTTATTCCGAGGTCGGCATTATCAAGGACGCGGCTTTCAATTGTTTGAAGCGATATTGCGCGTGTTATACCGCAACAACTACGCAATTGAGCAATATTGGCATCCTAAAGCCACGGCGATTAGCTACCCGGCCAATATTTTTACCACAACTGAAAACCCTGACACTTCTAATGCGTTTTTAACAAGCCGTATTTTTATCCGTATCCCGGTATCAGATACGCCGGATGTAACCGTTTTACAAAAACTAGCCTTATCGCTTTTACCCGCACGGATAGTTGCTTTTGTCGCTGCGTCACCGCCTGACAATATGATTTTAGACGCGCATGACGCAACACCGCCACCACCTGTTGTTGAGATTAGCCCAAGCGATGCGGATAGTGACTTTAATGACACTTTTGATTTAGGACATGCGTAAATATGGCAACTTATGACGCACAGATTTTACAGCGACGTGATACCGCCGCAAATTGGCACTCAGCTAACCCAATATTAGAACCGGGTGAGGTCGGTTACGAAATTGTGCCGGATTACGGCGACAAGATGAAAGTGGGTGACGGCATTACCGCTTGGGATGATTTACCGTATGCCTATGCAGGACTAGGCAGCAACACGTTTACCGGTGCGCAAAATGAAGCGCATGGCGACCCGGTTGCATCCGCTTCAACTGTAAATTTAAACACAGCCACCGGTAACTTTGTCGAGATAACCGGAACGACACAAATCAATTTAATCACGCTGAGCGACGGTTTTGAGCGTACCGTAAGATTTAGTGGGGTGTTAACGCTAAAACATGGCACAAAGTTAATTTTGCTTGGCGGTGAAAACATCATTACAGCGCCGGGTGATGTGGCAATATTCCGGGGCGATGCGGCCAATGCTGTGCAAATGGTGGCATATTCCCGCGCCGATGGTAAGGCGCTGAAAGAAACGACCGTAGCATCGTCAATTTACAACAAGCGTGGACATAACATAGCGTCAGCCGCATCAATTAGGATTCCGCCCAAAATAACTTCCCGAAATCACCTGTCTTGAGGTAAAGCACGGTAATTCCAACGGGGTAGAAAATCATCAAACACGATACGACTATTTTCGATAAAATCAGAGGCACATTTCTTCCCTGTTTCATAGACACCGGTCAAAATGTCGACCGTGACA